GGCATTTTTAGATCTGTAAACGGTATGTCTACTTTTCTTATACCCGTTGCTTCCGGTTCATCTTTTGCCTCTGCCTGTACTCCCTCGGGAGCTTCTAAATCGCTAGGCGGTACCACCATAGGAATGTATGATGGCACGTCTGCGGTAGGTAAAGGTATAGATATTGTTTCTATTTTTTGTATTGGTGGTATTACTATTGTAGGTATTTCTACCATTTTTCTAAGGGACAACGCATCATTGGGATTGCAGTTTTAACTGGCATAAAACAACCACATTCTCCACAAAATTTAAAGTTTTGTTCATACCTTTCGCATGATTCACAAACTTTCATTCTTTCTGTTTTAAGAATTAAGCGTGTCATCCCAAGAAGCATCCGATGTTACTTCACCTATTTTCTTATTCATATCTGTATAAGTTATAGGACTCATATCTTTAGGGAACTTAGCTTTTATTAATTCAATATTTTTATCAATAGCTTTTTGTTCTGTATCATCACCCTGTCTTGCTTTATACAAAGCTCCAAGTTGTGTACCAACAGTAGGATACATAGTTCTTCTAGCTTCAGCATATGTGTAACTAGCAGCTCCTTCTCTAGGGTCAGGGTCATAACCACCAACTGTTCCTTCATCAGCAACTTTTATTGGTAATTTATCTGTATCTGTTACTGTTTCTTTTGGAGCAAATGATTCGATACATATTTCATAATCTCTTTTTTTTGAGACTGTATTAACTGGGATCTGTGCCCAAGACCCGTCCGCATATTCGACTTTAAACCATCTAGAGTTTAAGTCAGTAATTTTCCATTTCATGTTATTGTCCTAGGACTGTGCCTGAATTTTGTAGTGTTAAATAATGTACGTTTTCTATGTAATAACCCGCAGCACCGCCAGCACTACCACTAGCACCACTAGCACCACCTGAACCAGTAGAACCGGTTGCACCGTTACTAGAAGTACCGTTAGCTCCAGTACCACCTGTTATTCCAGTAGCTCCTGTAGCACCAGCAGAACCTGTAGCTCCAGCATTACCAAAGGAACCTCCAGTTCCTCCAGTACCGCCAGTACCACCTTGTCCTCCAGTACCTCCAGTTCCACCTTGTCCAGAGTTATTACCATTATCAGCTCCAGCGTTACCACTAGAACCAGCTCCACCGGCTGAACCACTTGCACCAGCTTGTGCTGTTTGTTGGTATCCTTCACCTTGACCGCCAGCTCCAGCAGCTCCACCGGTTCCACCAGAACCGCCAGACCCACCAGCAGCTCCACTTTGTGAGGCATGGTTGTAGCAGTCAACATGTAATCTTGCTTGACCAGCGTTTAAGTTACCATAGTTTTGATATTGTCCAGTAGAGAAAGTACCAGCATTAGCTCTTCTACAACCCCAATGTGCCCATAATATTACTTCAGCTAAGTGAGCTATACCACCTTGGTTCCAAGGACTATGGTTTCTAGGTGAACCTGTTGAGAAGTTCCATTGTGTATTGTAGTTTGCAACAAACGCATTGTATTGACCATCTCCACCAGCACCTCCAGTACCGCCTTGTCCTCCAGCACCGCCAGCGCCTCCAGCACCGCCGCCTCCGCCGCCACCTTTTAAGGCACCAGCATTTTGGAAAGTAACATTACCATTTTGGTCACATCTTACAGCAGTACCACCGGCACCACCATTAGCAGCACCTCCAGTACCTTCTACACTTCCGGCATTTTGAACGACAAGTGTACCGCCCATACTACCATCAATAATCATTGCAGGGTTTCCGTTAGAACTTCCAACAGTAACTCCACTATTAACAATTAATCTTTTAGGTACAGCAGTTGTCCAGTTAGAACCAAATGCACTAGAAGTTTGGAAGTTTGTAGTTCCGCTACTAATTGTGTATTGAATTTCGTTAACTGCTCCATAAAAATTACCAATAGAAATAGTGCCTGACTCAGGAACGTTAGTGTTGTTACCGGGAACTTCTCCACCATTTCTATAGTATTCAGATAAAGAGTGAGGAACAGTACCACCAAATTCACCGACAATATCAGTAATCTTGATTTGTCCTGAACTTTGTAGAGCCATTATAGACCCTCCTTAAGCTCTTCTATTTCTGCGGTTAGTTCTTTAATAGCTTCAATTAAAATAGAAGTTAAAGCATGGTAGTTAACTGTCAAATGACTTTCGCCAGTTTTTAATGAGGTTACTTCTTTTACAGCTTCAGGTAATACACCTTGTACTTCTTGAGCTATAACACCAGCACTTTTTTCACCAGTTTTTTTCCAGTCAAAAGAAACACCATTTAATGAATGTACTTTGTCTAAAGCGTTAGGTATTACTTCAATATTTTCTTTTAGTTTTCTGTCAGATGCTGTAGTACTAGAAAAAGCTATAACGTCTCCATCTGCATGAAAGTCACCATCAGCTTCAAATCTAAACTCATTACTACCATTTACATAGACATCCATTTGAGTGTCTGTAGTAAAGGTAATATAATCACCAGCATCTTTACCAATTTTAGCTGAGCCAAGTATATCTCCTGTTACGTCAATACCAGCACCACAGTCTAGATTCCCTCCTATGTCAACGTGACCGTCTGTATTTACACGAAAACGATCTGCATTATTAACGGTATCTCTTATTATAAAAGTACCATCATTATTTTGTACTTGATAGTCTGGATTATTATTAGTATCTGTAAAACTTAATACTGGTAGAGTGCCTGAAATCTCTATATTTCCAGAACCTAAAGTTCCTGTTGTAACTATATTTTGTGCTCCAAAATCAGGAGATACTTTAGTTCCAGCTATTGCAGCATCTGAGTTAACGTCTGCATTAGCGATTGTTAAGTTTCCAGATATATTTGCATCTGCAACTGTTACGTCTGTAGGTAAAGCTCCAGCAGCAATTTTAGTTGTTGCTATAGAATCTGTAGCTAATCTTCCAGCAATAGATGCCGAAGATACGTTTGCCATATCTTCTGCTGCTACTGGATGTCCTCCAGCAGTTGAGCCGTCATGTACAACAAGAGTTTCCTTGTCTGTATCTACAGTAACTTCACCTTCGGCTCCGGTAAAGCTACCATGCTGCGTGGTTGTACCACGTCTTAATTTTAATAATTTTGCCATTATGCTATTGTTCCGAAGTCGATTTGTAAGTTGTTACCACTAACTGTCCCTACCTCAGTAAGGTTCTTATCATTACAGTCAAGATGATTTGCTAACGCAGGGTTAGCATCATTTATTAATCCAGAAATACCGGGAGCAATAGCTACCCACGCACCACCTGTGTAATAATTAAGAGTGTTAGCTGTAGAGTTATACCATAGGTCTCCTGCTGAAGGAGATGATGGAGTTCCAGATTGGATTACATACTCTGCTGCATATCTATTAACATCTGCAATAGAAGCACCAACTGTATTAACGTTGCTGATTGAACCAGCTACTGTATTAACGTTTGATATTGAACCAGCTACAGTTGTTACGTTTGCAGATACACCAGCTACTGTGTTGACGTTAGTTATATTTGTACCAACAGTATTGACAGAGTTATTACCTGACCCTGTATTAACAGCGTTTGTAATAAGACCTAAGTCTTCTGTAAAAGTTATTTGACCAGCTACAATATTAATATTAGTAAGGTCAGACTGGTTAGGTGTAATAGGACTAAATCCGTCACCAGAACTAGCATCATAGACCATCATAACTTTGTTAGACGAACTATCAAACCATAAGTCACCAGCAGCCAAAGTAGAACCATCAGACCTAGTTGTAGGTGCAGAAGTACTAATTTGGTATCTATCAGCAAAACTATCTATATTAACTACGTTAGCTCCAGCATTTGCAATGTTTACTGCATTTGCAGCAACTGTAGAAACTTCTGTAGCTTTTGGTGTAAGTCTATGAAATGTATATGTATGTAATGTAGTAGTTGTTTCTACCAAGAATCCAAAGCCTGAAGCTATGGCAGATGATACTCCTGTAATAGTAACAGTATTACCAGACCCAGCTCCGTTTGCAATAGTAACTGTAGTTCCGCTTGGAGTTAAAGTAGTTGACGCTGCCTTAACTGACACGATAGTACCAGCTCCATTATTAACATCAGGATTAGCTGTAGGAAAACTTGTTTCATTTGCTATAGGTACAAAACCACCAACATCATCTATTAGATCAATAATACGTAAATCTATAGCAGCAGTAGTAGCTACTTTAGAATCGTTACTAGACCATGTAACTCCACTAGCAATAGTTTCTGAAGAATCCTGTCTAAGGAATAAAGCTTCAGCTTCTGTTTCTGTGTAGTATCTGTTGTCTAGCTGTCCAGCATTTAATTCTGTTTCTGTGTAGTATCTACCATCTAATGTGCCATCAGCAATTTTTGCATCATTAATAGCATCATCAGCTATCTTAGCTGTTGTAATCTGTGCATCTGCTATGTGAGCTGTATCAATAGACCCATCTACGTAATGTTCAGAATTTATACTGTCGTCAGCTATTTTATCCGATGTAACTGAGTCACTAGCAAACTTGTCTGCTGTAACAGCACCGTTAGCTATCTTAGCTGTAGTAACATTGCTATCAGCTATCTTTGCAGTAGTAACATTAGCATCTTTTATTTTAGCTGTGGTTACAGCATCATTTTTAATATCGTCAGTTATAATTGTACTTCTTGCTTCAGCTACACCCATTCTTGCCATATCATGTATAGCATTAAGATCGGCTGCTCTAATAGATGAACCAGCAGCAAATACGGCGGCTGCTGTATCTACATCTGTGTCTCTATATATATGTACATTTCCTGTCCCTGATGCAGCTTGTGCTCCAAGAGTAACAGTTGTACCACTAACAGTGTATTCACCAGAGCTAGGGCTACTGGCTACATAAGTTTGTAAAGCTCCATCAATTCTAACTTTGATGTCACTTGCTTGTAAATATTCTATTGTAATGGAGTAAGAGGTGGCTCCTCCATTTTTAAATTCTTCAGTTGTCTGTACTGCCATTTGGCTACCACCTGTTATTTACGCATGTTGAGTATTGTATTGACACTACGTTGGTTTACTTTCATAGCATCTAATTCTTTTTTCCTTTCTTCTTCTATTAGTTTTTGTATTCTTGGGTCAGACTTAATTTGATTCCATGCAATTTCTTTAGCTCTATCAAATAGTCTTTTAATTCGTACGTTATGTGCATACTTTTTAGGGTCTACATGACGCAAACCATTGTCACGGTCATACTCCATTTCTTTGATAGATTCTATAATTCCGGGATTTGCAGCTAATTTTTCTAATTTTAAAAGTAAATTTTGGTCACCTATAGCTTTTTGAAATAATGACCTAATTCTTGGACTTTGACTTAAATTAGTTCCATCAGGAGCATAGTAAGTAGATGTTCTTAAATCAAATCCACTGTCAAATAATAATTTTCTTCCGGGAGAATAATCCATATTTAATTGAACAGGAGAAAACGCATTAAACATTCTTGTTATAAAATCCCAGTCTTTAATAGGAGCACCAGTTAACATATCATATTTGATTGCTAATGGGTCAGAAGCAAATGGTTCAGTAATTAAGTTTCTATTTCTTATAGAACTCATAATATCAGACCCTAATTCTCTTGTATATGGAGTAAGTACTTTTCCTAGTTCGTTTCTAAAACTACTTAGAGGTAAAGTATTATTTGCTAATTGAGCAACCATTCTGTTAACTTGCCCGGGTCTACCTGAGAATAATTCAACGAACTGTTGTATTCCAGCTAAATAAGATTTACTTGTTATACCTTGAGCTATAACTAAAGATAGTTTTTGAAAATGATCTGTAGCCCACTCTTCACCCATTAACTCTTGATGATCTCCAATATCGCCAATAATTGCAAGTATTTGGTTAAATGGTTCAAATGCGTCATAACTAACCCATGTGTCTCCAATCTGAATACTTCTAGGTTTCCATCCAGCATCTATCCATGTTTGTCTTTTTTGTCTATCAGCAGGACCATTACCATGTAATCCCCCACTTAAAAACTTTTGACCAGCCAAAAATATTACAGCAGAGCCCATAGCTAGTCTTCCATTTTGAATAGCTCTAGCGTTAGCTAAATCTTGAGCATTTTCAATACCATACTTAGATACCTTTGAAAAATCTCCGGGTTTAGCAAATGCAATGTCATTCCACTCTTCAACTAAAAAGTTAAATCCGGGAGTATGTTTTGCTGTAAGATTTAATCCGTTAACACCTGTTCTAGCAAATAAGAAGAATGGTCTAGCCCAAGGATTGTTTTCAAATACTGTATTTAATCCTTTTGCAAAACCGTTTAAGTCTTGAGTTAAAGTAGCTTCTCTTTTTGCTCCTTTAATATAGTCGTCTCTTAATCCACCTTCTGCATCAAATATTTCATCTACAAAATTACTTTCAGCTTTAGCAACCATGTCAGGAGTTATTTCACCAAACTCTCCACCAGCTTCTGCTAGAACCTGTCTATATGCTTTAGCTCTTAATCTTCCTCTTCCTAAAATATAACCAAAGGCATCATCAGTAGCTGCCATGATTTTAGTAGAATAGGTAAGAAACTTATTATCGTTAGCAGCTCTAGCCATATTAGCCATATAGAAAATACCTTTATCTGCTGCTGTACCTTCTTTCTCGATCATGTACTTCATAGCCTCCCAGTTACTATCACCGGTTGTTACTTCAGCAAAACGAGTTTTAATATCAGCTATATCACCTGACCAATAACTATCTAACTTACTTTTAAATAATTTAAAGGATTCTGGTATAGATTGAATCATTCCGTTTATATCAGCTAACGCTTCTCTATAAATTTTACCATTACCAGTTAATGCAGCTCCAGCCATTTGTGCCATAGGTCTTAAAAACACTGCACTAGATGTACCCATAATTGCTCGAACTGGAGTTTTAGGTCCAGATAAAACACTATTGGTCATTACCATACCAAGCTGTCTAACTAATTCACCTGTTTTCTTAGTTCCATTTAATTCACCTCCACGCATCTTTGTACGTAGAAATGTCATTAATGATTCTATATCAGATGGATGGTTAGCTTGAGAAATCATTTCTCTAATACCATTAAGAAGACTATCGTCACCTGTTTGACCAGCTAACTGAACAGCTAATTGTAATGATTTAATATGTTCTTTAACTTGCTTATCTACATCAGCAAACATTTGTTTTCTAAATGATGGACTAGATAAATCAAATTCTTTAAGAGTCTGACCAGCAGCATATCTTGCCATTTTTGTTGCACGTACAACACCAATAAGCTGCTCTACCATTGTTTGTATAGGACCGTCAACATCTTTTAAATTAAAGATATCTTCGATCTCTCTACTCATAATTCCTGTATCTCTTAACTTTCTAAGTAAGTCTCCAGCAACAAGGTCTAATGCGTTGGCAGTAGCTGGTGTAACGTTTGAATAAATAACTTGTTTACCTATTCTTTTTTCAATAACTCCTCTTGCTCTAGCTGGTGCTAAAAACTCATCTACTGACATATTAGAAGTATTACGACCTTCAACCATTTCTTTATAAAAAGCAATGTTTTCAGCGTAGTATTGATCTGGAGTTAAACCTCGTGACCTAGCTTTTGAAATATCTTGCTTGATTAACTCGTTAGATTTAAAAGCTTTTTCAATCTTTGTTATTTCGTTCCAAGCCATCTTAGAAGATAAAGCCATATTTTTTCTACCATTGACACTTACTACAGTACCAATAGAACCATTTTCAGCTCCACCTACATTTTTAAGCATCTTGCGAGATTCGTTTACATTAAATAAATCTTCAGTAGCGTTTGCATTTCCTTGATGTGGGTCTGCTAATTCAGGATTTTTATGTGCTCCAAATTTCTTTTTGCCTGCTTCTATTCTTGTAACAATTTCATCACGTTCAGCAATAAGATCTTTGTCGGCATTTTTAGGTGTCCACTTATTTTGTTTTAATCTAGTAGCTTTAACTGCTTTGTTTGCTTCTTTAATTGTATCAGATAATTGAGAAATTTCTTTTTTTGCTTTTACATCATCAGGGTCTAAGTCAACTAATAGTGCTTTCTTTTGATTTTTTAATGCAGTTCTTTGAGCTTGAATAGTTTTTAATTCTTCATCAAATGGATTTCCACCTAATTCTTTATTAATTTGTCTTAATCTTGCTCTGTCTTCTTTACTTCCATTAGCCTGAATATCACCTGTTTTTCTTCTTTGTATTTCTCTGCTTTTAGCATTTTCTACTCTAATGTCATCAGTAGAAGCACTAGCTTTAAATTTAGAATCTACAGCACTTGCTGTTTTTCTAAAACCTACTCCTAAAGAATGTAAAACAGTGTCAGATAAAACACCTAATCCCATACCTTCTACAACATTCTTAAATGTCTTCATCATTGGATGGTCGTGTTCTTTAGTAGCAAGTGGAATATTTAATCCAGTAAAGTGACTTTCTAAAACTCCAAGAGCGTTAGTGTCTTGTGAATACACAGACATTGCGTCAACTTTAATACCTTTAGCAGCACCTGTAAGAAGTTTTGCTCTTAAAGCTGGAGCTCCTGTTGCAGTTTTTTTAGCTAAAGCAGTAGCTATTGGTTTCTTAATTACAGCAGGAACTACTGATTTACCTAGTTTTCCTGCTTTAGCTAGTACACCTATTTTTCCAACAGGTACAGCAGCCATTGTTCCAAAGTGTGTTAGTCCTCTTAAAGCACCACCCCACCATGTTTTAGTTTCTATAGGGTTTTCATCGTTTACAAACCAATCATCCCATTCTGCCTTATATCCTCCTTCTTCTTTAGATTCTCTACCCATTTCACCTGTAGCAAAATCAATAATTCTTTCAGGTAAAGTTATTAAAGAAGAAGCTGTGTCTTGTAGTCCTCCACCAAGAGCTGCAAAGATTTCTTTAGTGTATTCACCTATACCCCAGTTTTCTTTGTTTCTGGTGTCCTCCATTTCTTTTTTTCTTTGCAGCGTCTCATTTTCATTAATTTGCTGCTGCTGAAGCCTATTAGCTTCTACTTGTTGCCGTTGCTCTAAATGTTTCTTTGCTTGTTCAGCTAACTTTGCATTTTCTTCATTAGAGATAATACCTTCATCAGGACTGGCAGCCTCAAGCGTAAATTCTAATTCATCCATTTGTTACCGTAGTAATTAATAATAAAAACAATAATTCAAATAAGACCGTAGTTACTTATTAATCAATGTCTTCAAGTTCTTCGTAAGGGTGTACCTCTTCTGTATCTTCTTTATTGTAATTGTTTACGTCGTGTTCAAATCTTTTTCTTCCATTTTTAGTAGGATTATTATTTAAAAATAATGTAATCATATATTTAGGAATCTTAAACTGATTCATTTCTTCTTTTTCGTCCCACTGACCGTCATAACCTAAAATTGCAGCCTGTTTCCAAGCTAAGTCTCTAGGTAATATATTTGTCCCTTTAACAATAGCACGATAGTAATAAGGTACTTGACCTTTACCACCATTAGCAGCCCATCGTTTAAGTTCCTCTCGTTGAGCTTTTGGTGCTTCTAACAGTCTTGTTACATATCCTGCATTTTCAGGGTCTAAGCTTGTTTTTGCATTAACAAGTTTTGTTTCGTACTCCTTTGTGCTAGTAGATGGTTTATAAGTAGCAGCATCGTCTACCCACTCTCCATCTCCAAGCTTTACAACTATGTGGTCTTCCGCTTGTTTATGTGCTACTTCAGGAGGTAAACCAGCCTGTATTGCACTATTGTATGTGAGAATATACTCATCTTCGATTGCATCTAAAAGAGAATAGTATTGAAGAGGTTTAGCATCAAGACTACCTGTAGCTGCGGCTTTTATTGCAACTTGATCTGTTATTCTTTTTCTTCGATCTGTTGTTAATTGACTAAGGTTACTTAGAGTTTGACCATCTTCAGATTTTACTAAGTTTGCATCTCTAAATTCTTTTCTAATTGCAGGACTTGCATGCTTTAAATCTGCTTCAGTAACTCCACCTTTAGCTTCTGCTTTTATTAAAAGCTCTTGCCTCATAACTTCGTCGTCTTTATAACCATAAAGAAATGAAAGCTCATCGTCATTTAAAGGTGTGTCAGGATACTTTTCTCTACGTTTATTTAAATAATCTTTTTTTTGTTGAACAGTCATTACAGTATTAGTGCTATCTAATTCTTCACGTATAGCAGCAGCGTTAGATTCAACTACATATTTATCATTGTCTTTTTTCTGACTTAGATAGGTAGTGTTAGCTTCTATAAGTTCATCTTCAAATCCTTCAAACTCTTTAAATTTTGATAGAGTTACATCTTTCTTATCTCCATCGTGGTAAAAAACTCCTTTAAGTAAATTTTGACCTACATATAAAGGAATATCACCATTTTCAACTAACTTGCGTACCTGATCTTTAAATGCTAATCGTGCATTACTAGGACCACCATAGGTACCTTTGTTTTTGTTAACCCAAAAATTAACATACTTTACAGCTTCGTCTGGTGTTACATTTACAATATTAGTTTCAATAGCTCTTAACTCTCTGTTTTTTATCTCCTCTTTTGCCCGTGTATTATTAGCTTGCCTTGCTTCTTTTAGTTCAGCTTCATCAACTTCTTTTACTTTAGGAGCAACAACGGCAGATAATAGTTTTTCATTAACACCTATAAACTGTTCAGAAAATTCATGTCTTATTTTTGAATCTAAACTGTTACGTTGGGTTTCGTTGGCGTTTTCATAGGTTATTTTCGTACCATCTTTAAGAGTTATAAAAGTATCCGGAGATAATCTTTTTTCATCTTTAAAAGTTTGGTAATCACCGGCTGCTCTAGCAAGACTAGCTTTTACATAAGCATACTGTTCCCATCCAGATAAGTTTCTAAATTGTTCTGCTAATTCAACACTACCAGTTTCTTCTTCAATCCTATCTGCTATTTCACTAATTTTTAAATGTGCATCTTTTATTCCATCTTCTTGTGCTACTAGAGCTGAGATGTCTTCTGCTGAAGCTGGTATCTTGACTGCTAATGCAGCACCAGCCTGTAGCTTGTCTTTCTTATCTTTCTCAGCTTTCTTCTTTATAAAGTCTGACACCTTAGAAGATAAGTTACTTAATGACTCCCAATTTTTTCTAGTGTTTTCTACAAGAGCATCATCTCTTGCATTCATCTCTTCAAGAAATTGTTCTTCAGAAGCTAAAATTCTTGCATTACTTTTTTCCTGTTCTGGTACTACATCTATTTGTTTAGTAGTATCATATTTACCCGGGGTAAATGAGTATCCGCTTTGTGTCATTAATTACCTCCTCCTATCTTGCTACTGTCCTCACCTAAAGAACTACCAAACGCATCAAGGGCAGAACCTGCAAGTCCTGCAAATAACTTGAAGCCTACATTTTCTTTAACTGGTTCTACAGGTTCCATTTCTGGTACAAGTTGAATAGCAACTTTACTAAACTGATCGTTTTTATCTGATATTAATTGTCTTCTTATTCGTTCATTACCTAAATTAAAGGCATATTGTGATTCTGTTAAAGCTCGAGAACGTTGGCGATTTGCTTCACCAAACTTAGCTAAATTTAAACTTAGCATTCTTGCCATACTTCTACCTCTAACACCACGTTCTGCTGCTGATGCTTCTAGCAAACCTTCCGCTTCAAGCATGTCTCTAAAATCTTCTTGATGATCTAACATTGCTTTGACTCTAACATTATTTAAGTTAATTTGAGATTCAGTGTATGCTCTTTGTGCAGCAAGGTTTGCTTCACTAATATTTTTGTCAAATTGAACTACCTTTGTTTTATACAAAGATGTGTCCATCATCCACTTTCTTTCTCTTATTTTTAGTTTGTGTTCATATTGTCTTTGAGCTGCTTTGTTTCTGTCACTAGCTGCTTGGGCTTCACCTACAGCACCGATAGCACCAGAGGCAAAACTAGCTACTGCTGGGTCGCACATGGCAAAATTCTATAAAGGATAAATTGTTTGGTCCGTAGTTAAATCTTCTAAGAAATTTAAAACCTAAAAACCTAAGTAACTTGACATGGACTTTGTTTCTTTCGTCTACAAAATTCCACAGTAACTTTTCTTTTCTTGATTGCACAAATCTTTTTGCTTCTCTTGCAAAGGTGTGGGGATAGTCATAGATAGCTGGTGTGCAAAGCATCCAGATCTGTCCATTACTATGGACGCCTGCCATGCCTGCCAACTCTCCGTTAGGTACCTCAAAATAAACGGAATCGCAGTTATGAAATCCTACGATTAAGGCGTTTAGAGGGTCATGTCCATGACCTTCTGTGACTTCTCTATAGTCATCGGGTAGTAAATTAGAAGCCACTCGAAGAGCAGCTTCCAATGTTGCAGGGTGAATGTATTTAGACACGAGTATAAAAATTATTGTTGTAAACTCCTTCCCATGTCATGTACAAGATATTGGCTGGAGTTGGGTGTGTAGATTTAACTTTTAAAGTTACGTTTGTATTTCTATCGTAAATAGGTACAGAATATAATTTATTGTCATTTACTACTGATGCAGTATTAGCTGAATATTGGTTAGCTGGAGCTATTTCAAACAGCTCAGTATAGTCACTTCTACCAACTCTAGTAAGAGTAGTTTCATATAAACCTATAGGACCAAAAGCAAAGCTTGCCCTATGCAATATTGTATTTGCTCTACTGTCTGCTCTAAATGATTCACCTTCTTGTTTAACTACATAGATAGTTGGAATTTGAACTTCCATTGTAAATTGATAACCAATCAAAAATGTTTCTCCTGACCAATTACCATCAAGTTCTAAATTACTCCCATTAACAGTTATTGAACCAAATCTACCTTGATTGGTACCAGCATCTACATCATAAGCTACTAATTGATTAGAACTTTCTAAACCAGTTGGCTTAGCTTTTGTTGATTTACCTGTAGTAGCATTATATGTCCACCCGTTTGTAGACATTAAATGATCTAAATGTACTCTATTATCTGCTAATGCAAATGTATTAGCATCCATTTTAATACTATATTTAAGTAGTTGATCTTTGTTATTGTTTCTAACTACTACAAATAAATTATCATCTTGCATACAATGATACTGAATAGTACCTGTTAAGGTCCATTTAAACCATGCAGCTAATTTTCTTTCTCTAATATTGTCGAAATATCTATATCCATATAGGGTAGATGTACCTTCTTCGCTAAAGAAAAGTACTTGGTTTTCTCTAGAGTTAGATATTAGTTTTAAATCTTTCTCAAACAATGTAGAAACTACTGCACTTTGTTCGATTATTTCTGGTTCACCTTCTCTTTGAATTTGTGACATTTCAAAGAATCTTGAAAATTTACCAGCATTATCTAAAAACCCTATTGTAGTACCAAGAGAGATAGGGTTAGTTGCAAAGTTAAAGTTGTAAGTAGAAAGAGCATTAATTTTAGCTGTTAGTGGACTGAATACATCACTATCTGTAGTGAGCATAAATTGTTGGTTTTTAGTAAATAAAACTAAACCAGTATTAGTTTGAAGACCATCAAATAATATTGCTGGATATTCTGAACTTGCTGCTATATCTATGGGGTCACTAGCTACAAATTGAATAGCTGATTTTGCAAAGAAATTAGTAAAGTCTCCGGGACGGCTCATTACTATATTTTCATCAGCAAGTATACAAAACCTATTTCTAAAAAATAGCATCTTGTTAATGTTTTTACCTATGAACGAAGGTTCAGGGTTAGTTATATCATCACCTACTATTGCATCATCCCATTGTGGAACTGAATATGAAGTACCTGAAATTGTATATGTAGACCCATCTAATTCAGATAATCTAAAATTACCATCAGCAGTTCTAATAAGAACTACAGGCATAGTTGATCTTTTTAGTCTAATTAATCTTCCGGGTTTAGCACACTCTTCCCATGTACCTTCACCATCTTTATCATTATTTCCAAAAAATTTAACGTAATAATTATCTTCTTCAGCTTCACTATTAACGACCTCTACAACCATCCCGTGCTTACACTGAGACGGTAAATCGCCTACATCGTTAACTTTACTAGGAACAACATTTAACAGCTCTCCTACGGGCGTAGAGGCATTGAATATAGCATTACGTTTAATATGTAATCCTATACCTATTTGACTAATATCGGAAGCAGTAAAATTACCACTAGCTATTAATTGACTTCTTATATCACCAAGAATACTTTCAGCAGTAATAGTTGTTTCTGTGTCAAATGGTGTAGGTTGTGGTCTAACTAAAGCAAGGTTTGCTTGAACTACTGATGTACTTATTTCTTCTACAGTTACTTTATAGTAACCATCTTTCATAAATACATAGAAATAGTCACCTTGTTGCCAGCCTTCTCCACCATGTAAAAGATCGTATGTTGTTGTATATCTAGCCTGATATGTAGTTGTCTGATTACTTCCAGAACCTTCTGTGTAAGGTACTGATTGACCAGTTGTAGCTATACGAAAGTATAAATTATTTCTTCCAGTCTGACTGCCTTGGTTGGATGAGTTAAATATATTAACTGTGTAACTATAGTTAACATCTGAGTGACTACCACTTGCAAGAGTTCCACCAGTAGCACCCTCATCAACAAGGGTATCACCAGTGCTTACGCTGAAAATACGTGTACCTACATTAGGTGCATAGGCATCTCTACCATCACCAGCTTGTGTACCACACCTAGCATTATTTGAGTCACCTCTGGTTGCATGTGTTCTCATTCTAAAACCAGAGTCACAGTAGTTATTACTTGAGTTAACTAAAGTTACATTTATACGTGTAGCTGTAGTTACAGTAGTTGTGTTTGTATTATCAAAAACATTTAATGCGTACTGTTTTGCATAACTAATAGATTTTAATTCTATAAATAATTCCTTTTGGTAGTTACCAACAGGTTCAGTTGTTGTATCCATTGTAGCAGTAATGGACCTATTATTTATATATGTAAAATCATTAAGAGTTAATGTCTGTATATCTTCGTCACTGGTGTGAGTTAAATATGTGTTATTTCCTATTGCATTAACAATAGTTTTTTCTGCTCCTGTTAAACAGTCCCACATTTTAATAACACCATTTTGTGCTATTTGACCTACGTACTGTTCATTCTCGTCTCGGTAATAATGAAACCATTTACCATTTGTAGTTGAATTATTTGTTCCGTCACTAAGAGATGCCACAAACTTTCCAGCCGGTCTTTTAACTAAGCCTTGAGTTACATCAGGTAGTGCATTTACTAGGTTTGTTACCTGACCGGGAACTTTATATTCATCAGGTTGTTGTGATATTCCCTGTGTTAAATTTGGAATAGTTTGTGTAACATTTGCCATTATCTGATAAGTGCTTTGTAAGGTTGATAAGATCTATAATTACTTTCGTGTGGAAATCCAAAGAAGGTATGATCTCCCTGTTCACAGTCATATTCTTTTGCAGTAGCTAAAGTTTTTGCTTCTTCTAATTGTAAAAGTTGAACTAAATCTGAATTAGAAACTATTTGTGTAGCTGCTCTTACTGATGCTCTAGCAATTATATAGCGTTGAATAGCTGAAGGTACATCTTCAAAATCACGTAAGTAAGTAATATCAAAATAGTGATCTCCTGTAAATACATCAGTATGAGTAACAGTGTTGTAAAGTTTTCCGCCTTTTTTAACAACATCTATAGTCTTGTCAGAAAGACCCTCATGTACATCAAACCTAAGATAATCATTAGGTATTAAATAGTGACCATTTGCATCAGGAGATATCTTAACGTGATCTTCTTTATTAAAATGCCAGCCTTCATTCTGTACATCTTTAGTTACTTCCATTAATAAATTATGGACTAACGCTATTTCTGGATTACCTAAGTTAGTTAAATTTAAAGAGGTAATAGGCGATTGTCCAATACTACCCAAGATAGAGTTCACTGCGGATAGTTCGGTATCGGTGTTTAATTGAGTAGTCATAAAAAAAAGGGGACACAAAGTCCCCGTATAAAAAAATAAATTAAGCGTTTGTTGGGTAGTTGTCACCGAACGCAGCGTTACCAGTAGAACCAGCATCTGCACCAGCAAGAAACTCAACACAAGCAGCAGGGTTTAGGAAATCTGCACCCATTGCTAAACGTCCAAGAATTACGTCACCTTGGTACAC